ATCGATAGACCATGCATACTAGGTCTATTTAGCTTGTTCATCCTCCCAATCGATATGAATATCGATGTCGTCTGGTAGTTCCTCTGGGTTTTCTAAATCCACATAGAACAAACAAGGATGTAATTCTTCTTCAACGAGATAAGAATAATATTGATACATATCGGCATCATCAAATGTTCGTGACTCATCCGCTTCCTTTATTAAATCTGCATCTCTAAGATGTCCGTCAGGTAGTTCATCAAAAGTGAATGGCATACCATTGATAAAGTACATCTTGACTATCATACTACCACCACGAAACCAGCAGCACTTAGTAGATATCTTATACTTCATAATAAAATACTGAATGTTTTATTTATCAGTGGTCAACGCTAATTCTTTGTAAACAATCATACAAGGTTCAAGCATTTGATCACAAACTTCTAGAACCCTCATAAATTCATCAGTGTTTTCACACGCAACTATCTTATGGTCTCCTTTATCACTTTTTAATTTAAAGGTTCTAGCACAAATGTCTACTTCAACCTCGTAAATGAACTCATCCATAGGAACATTTTTTACTATTATAGCATATGTATGAAAAATGTCAATTAAGGGGTTTTGCGTATATCCAACCATTCACAATATATTTTGGGACTTTTGTTGTATATCCACGATGAATGTAAGTCCAAGTTGCTGGAAAAAATATGATGCTTCCAACTTTTGGTTGAATTTTCGTACCATCAATAAATTCAGTCCAACCACCATCTTTTTCTTCAATTGTATTTAAATACCAAATATATGTAAAAGTTCTAGTCCACCCTAAATGCATACACCAATCGTGATGCCAGTGATAATACCCATCAGGTTCATACTTTTGTATTTTATATCCAGTATCTTTACACTCATAGTTATGGGCAGGATGCAATTTGAATCCTCTATCATCACATTTTTGATTAGAAATATTTTCTAAGTGCATTTCATATTCGTCAAGGGCTATTTCTAATGCTTTAAATAAAACTTTATCTTCTTCTTGCCAAGTAGGATTAGTGGTCACACCCATGTCCATTGTAATTTTAAGTGATTTATCCACTCTTGGATTATTTTGATCCACCTTACCTTTAACTCGATAGGGATCAACGTCAAATTTTTCAATCATCCCGTTACAGAATGACTCAGATAATGAGTTATCTTTAACCCATATTAACTCTTTAAACATTATGTTTTAATAATAAATGTCAATGCGTAGTATCGAGGTCTATTTTCAATTGATTGTCCACTACCCTCATTATCAATCGAAACATTAGTTGAAACATTACCAGTTATTGTAATACCTGTCGTTGCATCTTCAATCGCATTATTTCTAACTGAGTTGTTACCACTACCAGTGTGTTGATTTCCACCATCATCATCAGTTCCAAAACCTCTTGATTGGTGTCTATGACCAGGATCATTAATACTTAAACCAGATGTATTTGATGTTGCAGTTGCGTCATGACTGTGAGAAGGCATTTGTGCAGTTGTTAAACTCACATTATCTTGACCACCAGTGTTGCCTTGACTGTAATCATTACCAGCAGCAACAATAAATCTATCTCTTAAATCAGGAACATTCGATCCAACCACTGCTTGTAATGCAGATGTAGATGCTGATCCACCATTACATAATTGCCAACCTGAAGGTGCACTACTACTTCCATACATTGTAATTGTTCCAACAGGAATACCAACAGCTCCTGTACTACCAACTTCTCCCTTTTGACCTTTATCATTTAATTCACCTTTCTGACCTTTTGCTCCAACACCAACTTCACCTTTTTGACCCTTCTCACCCTTTTGACCTTTAACACCTGCACCACCAGATACTCCAACTTCTCCTTTCTGACCCTTTTCACCCACTTCACCTTTTTGACCTTTTTGACCTTTATCACCTTTTTCACCCTTTTGACCTTTCTCCCCCTTTTGACCTTTCTCTCCTTTCTCACCCTTCTGACCTTTCTCACCCTTCTCACCTTTTAAAGCAGCAGCTGATGTTACAGAAACCCATTGAGCACTATTGCCATCATTATAATATACATGTAAATCTGAGTCATCACTGTCCCACCACATATCTCCTTGCACTGGAGTAGGTGATGTTGGTGGACTTACACCAATACTAACAGAAGATCCTGCTCCTTTGTCACCTTTTGAACCAATACCAGTATCACCTTTTTGACCTTTTTCTCCCTTATCACCTTTTGTACCTATTTCACCCTTTTGACCTTTATCACCTGCAGCACCCGCATTACCTTGTGGACCTGCGTCTCCTTTCTGACCTTTATTACCCTTTGCTTCAACATCACCTTTTTGTCCTTTTTCACCTTTTTGACCTGTTGACCCTGTTAATCCAACTTCTCCTTTCTGTCCTTTTGATCCAGGTTCTCCTTTTGCACCAGGATCTGGGATACGTGCCCACGCATATCCATTATACCTCCAAGAGGCACCTCCCTCAGAATGCACGTCACCACTATTAGGACTATTAGGAAAATTTACTGCCATATTAAGATGGTTTAGTAGGCCAAGTTGGATTTTCGGGGTTAGATTCAGTTGCAGGTAAATCTCTTAATGACTGACGATACGTTTTCCACTCAGTTTTTTTCGAGTCTGTCAAAGGAGAGTCAGTAAATTGTGTCCAGTCACTTTCTCTCAACAAAGTATCTCTCATATGTCGGAGAGCACCGATATAATCTGTCCCAAAATTTTCTTTTACTAATGAGTATTCTAATTCCATTTACATATTATTTCTAGATATTTATACTATAGTAGGGTGGTTGGAGCACCCATATCATTACTAGCGAGCCAACCAGTAGCGATATATTTTGCCTCATAAGGTGGATTTCCTCTATGCAAATGTGTGAAAGAACCAGGAAAAATTAATATCCTACCTGCTTTTGGATTAACTTTTCTTTTCTGATACAAAAATTCCGTCTCACCACTATCATTTATATCATTGAAGTAAACAGACCACACTAAAGTTCTATTAGCACAAGCGATATTATTTGATTCTGAGTGCCAGTCGTGATATCCCTCTGTTGGAATTGTTTTTTGCAATAAACAAGTAGTGCTATGATAATTAAAATTTTTTAAAAATGGATACCACTCAAGATACTCTTCTAAACAAATCCTAACTGCACACATAATATGAGCAGCAATATTTGGATTGAATGCTGCTATGTCTAACTGAGCATCTTTAACACTTGTATTACTTCTTGGGATAATTTGAGTTGATTCATCAAGAGTTTTTTTAATAAAATCACAAAAATCATCTTCAATGACATTATCCCATACTCCAATAAAGTCTTCGTTCAAGAAAACTTCTGGTGTATTGATTTTTTGATTAAAGTTCACGATCTCCTTCCAATTCATTCATTGGTTCATTGATTGTTTTCATACTGATTGTTTGTGATATTCTACTTATAGTTTCATTTCTAAATGATTCTACAGCAGCACCTGTTTGCATTTGTTGTTGTGAATTTTCAATTAATAAGGTTGGTATCCAATTAACTGCACACCCCCATTCATCCACTGGTTCCCCTGTTTGAGGATGAGTTCCTCTGATTTGAGTAAACCAAGAACATTTCAATTCAAGACAATCCTCACCTATAAGTGGGCAAAATTTTCCCTGTTCGAGTTTCATAATTAATTCTTCTGAGCTATTATAACATCTAAGTACGCAATATTCAAGTTAAAGCTAGGATTTGTAAATCCGTGACTGTGACCTTGACCACTACCGACAGATGATGTTCTACCAACGTTTGATACAGATCCTGATTGACCAATATTGTAACCTTCATAAAGATTTGCTCTACCAGAACCACTACTTGGATAATTGTTCGCACTCATCGGAGAACCATTTTGATGTTGACCATGATTTCCTGATCTAAATGCAAAGTGATAATGACTTGGTATTTGTGCCTCTGTTAGTGTGTGACTTTGAACTGAACCATTACTCATATTTACGGTGCTAGTTAACCTATTAGTAAATCCTTCAACACCACCAGATCCAACAGTTCCACTCACAATTCTAAGAGCTTTGTTATCTACACCACTTGTTACTTTTGTCCAACCAGTTGGTGCTGTTGTTTGTTGAAATAACATTCTAGTTCCAGATGGAAATTCGTAATCATCACCATCTTGACCATTTTGTCCCTTTTGTCCCTTTTCACCCTTAGTAGAATTATCTTCACCCTTCTGTCCTTTTGTCGAATTATCCTCACCTTTTTGTCCTTTAATACCTACACCTATTTCACCCTTTTGTCCCTTCTCTCCTTTCTGACCTTTTGTGCCTTGACCACCTGAAACACCAACTTCACCTTTTTGACCTTTTTCCCCCTTTTCTCCCTTTTGCCCCTTTGTTGAATTATCCTCACCTTTTTGACCTTTTTCTCCTTTTTGACCTTTTTCTCCTTTTTGACCCTTCTCACCCTTTTGACCCTTCTCTCCTTTTTCCCCCTTTTGTCCTTTCTCTCCCTTCGTACCTGCAGATGCATCTTTTTTCCACACCGAACCATTCCAAATGAATGTCATACCATTTGCAGTATACTTATCATTTGTATTTGGACTATTTGGAAAATCGAATGCTGCCATAATTTATATATTAAGATTTCATGATGTAACAAAGTGCATAATATGGTGGTCTGTTTTCGTGTGCTTGTCCTCCACCTGTATTTTGCATATTTAACATTCCACCAGGATACCCACCAGCACCACCTAAAGAAATATATCCAAAACCATTAGGACCTGTTGCAACAATCTTATATGGATCCAAATCAGTATCATGATCGTGTGCTGGCATCTCATTTATTGATAAGGTTACAGTATTTGCACCGCCAGTATTACCAACTGAATATCCACTACCAGCACCAACTACAAATCTATCTCTTAAATCGGGTGTTCCATTAGAACCATTACATAAGTACCAACCAGAAGGAATTGCATTTGCTGCACCAGACCATAAACCTATAAAACCTGAAGGAATACCAGTTGAACCAGCATTTCCAATTTCACCTTTCTGACCTTTTGTAGAATTATCTTCTCCTTTTTGACCTTTTTCACCTTTCACACCAGCAGATCCACCAGTACCTTGGATTCCTTGAGCACCTGTATCTCCTTTTTGACCTTTATCACCCTTTGAACCACCAGTACCACCAGTACCTTGAGGACCTTCTTCACCTTTCTGACCTTTTTGACCCTTTGTAGAATTGTCTGCACCTGTTTGACCTTTCTGTCCTTTATCACCCTTTGTGGAATTATCATCACCTTTCTGACCCTTTGTGGAATTATCTTCACCTTTCTGACCTTTTTGTCCTACTTCACCCTTCTGACCCTTAGTTCCTGTTGCATCATTTCCATTTTGCCCTTTCTGACCTTTTTCACCCTTCTCACCCTTCTCACCTTTTTGACCCTTACCACCTGCATTACCAGATAATCCTACTTCACCTTTTTGTCCTTTCTCTCCTTTGTCCCCCTTTTGTCCTTTTTCCCCTTTCTCTCCTTTATCACCCTTTGTTCCTTTAACACCTGGTGACGCTGGTTGTTTCCAAGCACTACCATCCCACTTAAATGTTACACCATTAGATGTAAAGGTGTCATTCGTATTTGGACTGTTAGGAAAATTTGCTGCCATCAGGAAACTTCTTCTAAATTTATCTTATATTTTTTATTATTCTTGTTATTAACTACGTACAAGTTCTCAGCACCCTCTACGAATGTCCAATCTCCTTGTGTGCTGTCTATTGAATTATTTTCATCAGTAGATATTCTCAAAGAACCATAACAAATAGTTGTGTCTCCACCTTGAATTGTTGTTGCCATAATCTTTTTACCTATTTATTTAAGACTTCATAATGTAACAAAGTGCATAATATGGTGGTAGGTTTGCATTAGTTGCAGATGATCCTTGTGAATTAGTGCCTGGTGTTGATCCTCCACTAGTTCCACTTGCAGTTCCTGATCCTGTCGTTCCACTTATAGAGTGTGTGTGAGCACCCGCACTTGAAACCCTTCCTGAAATACCAGGTGTAACTGGGGTATTTCCACTTCTTGGAGTAACAGCACCTGATGTTCCACCAAAAGCACCATGATTATATAATAAATTATGAACGTGAGCACCCTGACTATTAGTGCTCGCACTAAATGAGTGAGTATGAGAACTACTGAATGAGTGAGTGTGGTTGTTGACTGTATGACTATGAGAAACTAAAGTTGCATCGGCAGAACCACCTGTGTTACCAACACCGTAACCACTGCCAGCACCAACAATAAAACGATTTCTTAAATCAGGTGTTCCATTAGAACCATTACATAAGTACCAACCTGATGGAATTGCATTTGATGCACCTGACCAGATGATAATACCACCCGATGGTATTGCTGCTGTTATATTACCTACTTCTCCTTTTTGACCTTTTGTTGAATTATCTTCACCTTTCTGTCCTTTATCACCCTTTGTAGAGTTATCAGCACCAGGTGCACCTACTTCACCTTTCTGTCCTTTATCACCCTTTGTAGAGTTATCAGCACCTACTTCACCTTTCTGACCTTTAGTTGTGGTTCCTACCTCACCCTTTTGTCCTTTTGTTGAATTATCTTCTCCTTTTTGTCCTTTATCTCCCTTATCACCTTTTGTTCCTTTTACACTATTCCCATCAACACCTTTTTGTCCTTTTTCACCTTTCTCACCTTTCTCACCTTTTTGTCCTTTGGTGGAATTATCCTCACCCTTTTGACCTTTATCACCTTCTCCTTTTTGACCCTTATCACCTTGATCTCCCTTTTGACCCTTATCACCTTTACCACCTGCATTACCAGATAATCCTACTTCACCTTTCTGACCTTTCTCACCTTTTTCACCTTTTTGTCCTTTCTCACCTTTCTCACCTTTTAAAGCAGCATTTGAGGTGATTGAAACCCATTGATTAGAATCTCCATCACCATAATAAACATGTAGATCAAAATCATCACTATCCCACCACATATCACCTGCAGCAGGACTGCCTGGTGCATTATCAGATATGGTAACAGTCGCTCCACCACCACTTGTTCCTTTTTCTCCCTTTTGACCTTTTTGCCCAACACCAAGTTCACCTTTCTGTCCTTTTGTAGAATTATCTTCTCCTTTTTGTCCTTTATCACCGTCCGTGCCATCCGCACC